AATAAATATTCTTATGTAATAATAAATGGCATACCAGTTGCAACCCGGTTTGACCCTTTTACAGTATGATTCCGTTCCGGCGGTCAAGGCGACAGAAGAAGTTTTTGTGTACCCACAACCGAGTACTCTCAACCACTGCTGCCGCCCATCTACCATGATTTACGGCACGGCACCGTACATGGCTGGCAATGGCTCACCGGCTCGTTACATCGAAGTCAGTGACCAACTTCGCCCCCAGTCGACGACGCGTTTTGGCAAGGTTTTGGTGAAGCCCCACGAAAGTGGTTACTTCCCGTTGAACAATGTTGAATGCAAGGTGCCGCTTCGTACTCGAACCTACGAGCCGTTGAGCACCCGTGCCCATATCCAGAACAGTATGTTTAACCAGCGATACATGCAATAATAAAAATGTTAACAAGAAGTAAGAATGGCAGACCCCGTGTCAGTGTTGGCCGTCGCCGGACTCATATATGCCGGCCGGAAGCTCAGTGAAGTTCCAGAACAACCTCCTAAAAAAATTGAGGAGAAGCAACCGGAACTTTTTGAAACTGAATTTGAAGAAATTGAATTCACAGACCCTTTCAGAGATAGAAAGACTGAAGTCGACTCGTTTGCTGTTATTGCTCCGCAAAACCGAACGGGTGGACAGGAGCTTTTGGAGATGAGAGGGCGTTTGTATGATCAAGGTCGCATGAATAACTTGTCCCCGGTCGAGAAGAAGTTGGTTGGTCCGGGTCTTGGTGTTGGTGCAGATGTTGAATCATTTGGTGGTTATCAACAAGTCTTCCGTGTGAACCCAGTGAACACTGGTGCGTACCGTCTTACTACTCTCCCGGGTCGTAGTGGCCCGGCGGTTGATACTCGTGGTGGTCGTCGTGCTGAAATTGGTGAAGTGAGTTACAACAAGCCCGAAAAGACGGCGTACCTTCCGGAACGTCGTCCGCCGACGGGTGGTCGTGCTCAAGGTATGTCTGGTTCCACACCGCGTGCTTCTCATCAAAAGACTATGCGAACTACAAATCGCTCGGAAACCGGTCTTCGCACGGATGGCCTTGACCGCACACCGGGTAAGCGTTTCGTTCCCGGACAAACGATGCCTCAAGCACCGACCCGTAACAAGATGGATGTCAATGACTCGCAGTTCATGCACGTGAATAACCCGTCTCCAGGTATTGCGAATTTCTATGGTGGCTACGTGAATGCACCAGCGGCTATGATGAACAGTGAAGGTCCGGACTCCAGAGGTTATGGTGTTGACCAATACGTGGCGTATGGTATGCGACCGGTTGATCGCCGTGCTAAGCCGAACCGTATGGGTAACCCAGGCCGTATGAATGTCCGCGAAAAGCCGATGAATCAACACGGTGTTTTGACGACCATTCGTCACGACAAGTCTCGTGTCGATGGTCGTATCAATGCTCCAAACGGTGGATGGATGCAGCATTACAAGCAAAATGATTATCACGAACTCAACCCGTACAAGGGACACCTCAACCCGCATGTCATGGGTAATAGATTAGATTTGGCCAAGAACCAATTAGCACAAAATCCGTTTCATAACACAATTAACTAAATAAAAACACTCATTAAAATTTTATACGCAAATTTTAATGGAGGTCCATACCTTAGAAATCGATAGTAGTGAACGCGACTACGCACAATATTCGGACCCATCGGATTATGTCATTGATTTGAAGAATCGAATCTATGACATCAGGAAAATTAGTTTGATATCCGCGAGAATTCCTTTGAGTCAAACTTTAATTCACGAAAGAAATAATACTTTTAGTATTGATAATATTGATATAGTTTTGCCGAACAAGTCTTATACAGACGGTGATTTACTTGCATATGATGTCAGAACAGCCATAAATACAAGTAACGGTAACTTTAGTTTTGTCGTTGAATACGATTCCAACTTACACGCGTTGACGTTTCAAAATGGTGCTAGCCTGGATTCGAATATTTTTGAATTTGGAGATGGTACGAATGCTCGAATTAAAAATGGATTCGAGGACACACTTTCGAATGCTGCAACAGGTGATTACACCACACCACATCAGGTATTGGGTTTCCCTCCACAAAATATTGAAATTGATGCGGGTGACACTTACACGACTGGAAGCATAAATCTTCAAGGACCAAATTCGTTGATATTGCGTCTGAGTTCTGGATCTGACACATTTAACAAAGATGTCTATGTTCGTGAACCATTTTATACAAGTCACATTCTAACATCTGGTAGTTCATTTTTGAATTACAGTACTTCCGATGATCCAGTCAAACATGATTTCTTTAGTGGACCACAAAAATTTATCAAGAGTCTTCGAGTGCAATTTTTCTACATGAGCAATGGTCGTCTCATTCCATATGATTTCAGAAATCAAGATCACATTTTAAAATTTGAAATCGAGTGTAACACGGGTAAATTCAAGTCTATAGCTGAGCAAATAGCTCCGGATGTAGGTGTACTTCCACCGCCTATAAGCATCCCAGACTTGGAGGATCCTTATAGATGGAAACAGTATGTACTGATTTCAGTTATTGTTTTTATGGGTGTGTTTACCTTGATTATCACTCGAAAGAGAATTTAGCGAGTGATGGCATAGACCGGGCTACCCGGCTTCTTAACCGTCGGGGAAAGACGAGAGATCACCAAGAACACGACGACGGAAAGGAGCGTCGTGAAAAGGGCCGTGAGACCGTAGTGGAGACCACCATTCTTTTGGACACGAACAACTTGGTTAATCGCCCATCGGACGAGGTCCAACCAGGAGATCGCGGCTGCAAAGGAGAAGCCCGCAACAACGGAGTTCAAAGATTGCGTTTGAAGTTCTTGCGTCAAGAGCGTGACGGTTTCCATGGCAGCAGCCGACATTGTATTTATATTACATATGTAGAAAATTATTCTGGAAGCAGTTCATCTTCTGATAAAATTTTTTTATATCGATCCTTATCTTTAGAATACCCTTTTGTGACCTGGAGTTCTTCCTCGTCATCATCAGAGTCCGACTCCGACTCAGAGTCTTCATCAATGAGTTTAAATTCATCCGTTGACCAACCCACCGGCTCCATTACTATTAATAGCATTTTTTAACATCTCTTCGACCGGACTTTGGGGTTGCCAAGTATCCCATTTGTCGTAGGCTTCGTTGATTCGTTTGAACATTTCATCGTCACCTGAGTATCGTTCAAAGGGTGGACATTCAGATTCATCCACTTCTTCCAGTTTTTCTTCTTCATCGTCGGATTCTTGATCATCATAAATTTCTGGAAAAAGTGACCCAATCGTTTCGCCGACTGTGTACATCACACAATACTTGATGGCATACTCCATGTCCTGTGCGAGAACAGTGCTTCTACCACATGCCTTTGCATATTCACATGCGACGAGCATACTTTTTTCAAGCACAGGTGTCAATATATCCATGAGCGCATTGGCTTGGCGATTCTCGAACTCGCCCGTGGATTCTCCAAAACCACTTTTCATCATCATTTTGTATTAAACAATACTCGAGTCATACCTTTATCTATTCTAAGCACATTGTAGCTTAGGGCGTACACATCAAGTGTCCGATCTTTTGTTGTGTTTTCAGTAACCTTCATCTTAATGAGTTGATTGTTAATTAGACTAAAGTTTACTTGACCAGTTGGGTAGTGCTTTTCTGGTTCGCACGCGAAGCTATATGTATAGAAACGTCTGATGAGAGGCGTCTTCGAATGATGAATGGCTGGTTGAATAGCCTTCAAAAAGATAAAGTTACCAGCGTACTCGTCCAAGTATGGTGTGTCATTCAAAGTAAGTTCAATACTTTTGAGATTTTCGTAGAAGATTAACTTGTTTTCGGCAATCAAAGCATCATTATCATAGTCGAAGACGGATACAAAATCTTCGTACTGTCGAAGGTTTTCACGCTTTATCACAAAGTATAATTCTTTTACTGGATTGATAAAGTCCAACCTAAATTTGTGTTCTTCGATTGACTTTGGAACAGTAAACGTATTGTGTTGCACTTGTGTGATCACGTAGTCTTTTCGTGTTCTCCTTAACAAATTTCTTTCGTGATCATCAAGGAATGCCATCTCGAGACAAACTTTGCAACTATTTATTTGATTGGGGTAAAGTTCTTTGATGTCGGTGTTAACTGTAACTGTTTCCGTTACCTTCTGCGTGCGAAGTGTACTTACTCGTATAGTATCATTAGTTGGACCATTTAACACATTCACATAGTTTATCATAGATTTATTTATATCGCCTACACCACCTGTATTATCAGCAACTGACGTAAACAAAAATCTCTTCCATTCTGAACCCGTGTACGTATATTTTCTTATCACCGTACCAAATGGTACGGAATTTTGTTCTGATACATAAGCAATCGCATTTCCGTCTGAAGAAAGTATAAATCTTTTCAGTGTACTACCACCCAATACCGGAAACAATAAAGATTTCTGTTTCCACCCAAAGCCGTCGTATGAATATATGTATGTGTACGTGGGTGTGGCGACACCCATTATCGTACCGTTGGTTGAAAATGAAATTTTATTCACATCTAAAATATTTATATTTAGACCTGATTTTGTAAGATTATAATTTTCATCTATATTTTGAATGGTCAGTATATCAGTAGTAGAATTGTATGTAGCAAGTCTATTCAAGTCTAACGAAACATCATAGACATTTGAATATTCTACCAACGTGTTTGACAATAAAACTGAACTAGGATTTGATAGATCATATGTGGTTATTCCTCGCCCATAAATAGTAAGTTTAGTTTCGTCTTCCGAAAATAAAACCCTTGTGTCATCTTGAAATGAGTGTGAATGTATAACATTTCTTGCATTATCATTGTCTGAGTCAACATAAAATATATTAATAAATCTGTTACCCAAAAATTTAAATACATAGACATTTGTCGTGCCACCATTCGTTGTGATCAGCGAAAAATATGTACCATTTTTTGAAACAGCTAAAGAACTAATAATTTCTGAATTTAATAAGAAACGTGTAGAACTATTATTTATAACAATTTTGTAATCACCTGGAAATAGGTCACCAATACTGTTTCTTTTATAAACAATCAAAGCATTTGTGTCGGCATCATATCCAATCATAACAAGACCATTATCTGATAGAACAATATCTTGAATATTATCATACACTAAAAGTTGGTCTTGCTTCGTAAGCCTTCTATAAAGACTATTTTCATTAAGTAAATATTCATCTACTTGTTGTGTAGTTAAACCTTGATAGCCGGCACCTAATACTTGACCACCCGTATCTGTCACATCTTCTAAATTTTTGATAACAATGTCATCATAGTTTTCTACAGATCTTGTAATTTCTTGAATTTTAATATATTCAGTAACAGAATCTGTTTTTTTAATGACTAGTACCGTGTGATCATCGTTCACAGCTACAAAGTTACCATTAAATGTCGCTTCATTACTTTTATAGCGGTATACTTCGACCCATCCCGAAGAATTTATATCATAAAGATACAACCTTCCAACGCCTTCGTAAGAGTCGATTCCTTCTTGGTAAGTTTCGTTGGAATTAAACACCAATATCGCGTCACCATCCTTTGTAAATTTGACTTTGTCATATTCATATACACCGATTGTTTGACCATAACGAACCCATTCACCATTTAACCTTTCATACACCGTAAGAGTAGGGGCGTTAGTATTCACAATCAATTTTGATGCATCGTGTGACAATTGTGCATCTTGAAAATTACCAATGAGTTGGTTTGCAACCTGTGTTTGAGTAGTCAAGGAAAATGCAGTTACAAAAAAGTTTAACCCATCAGTTGTAAGTTTTACTATAGTAGATCCATCACCGGAAACGTTTCGAACACTGGTGTCACTCGTAAAGTCATAGTCTGTTCCATTCCACGTCCAATACCCACTTCCGACTTGAACAATCACATCTCCATCATCTGAAAATTGTACATTCGAAATATCAATGTCCGCATCCAATGCATTGTATGTATTCCAACTTCCATTTTCATAACGATGGATACCACTCACGTTTATGACAGTGTTGAGTCCCTGAGAAACTTCACCGATGCCACCAAATGCTGGTATGGTTGTATCCGTCAATTCTCCTCTGAGTAACCGTTTAAAAGTTGTTTCTGTGCCACCGGAGTTCAATGCAAATGTGGTCCCATTTCTCGATGCCGCAATAACATTACTTGTAATGATGACATTGGATTGCAATTCATAATCTAGAATGACAGTCTCAATGGCGGTGGACGTGGGATCGGTCGTCTTGACGATGCAATCTGAAATTTCTCGAAATTTAATCTCTATGCTCACTTCTTGGTAGCACATGGCACAAAGAGGCACAGCAAGTTCTGGATTTCTATAAAAGTAAAAAGGAATATCGATAAACAATTTTTTGGTTGTCGTCGCTGGTCCAAGGTGACCCAAAATTACACCACTCGACACGGGAACATCTGATGTTCTATCCGGGTATTTACCGATTAACGTGTTCAAGGCATTTTGTCTCGATTGTGTATAATTTTGTTCGGAATAGATTTGAAGATAGTCACTTGGAATTCTTTGAACTCGTTCATTACCTATGTACATGTCTACGTATTCAATCATCGCATGACCAATCGATTCGACGTAACCAACACGCGTTGTTTCTGCGCCAGCAATAGGTGCGAGCTCCACGTCGAGACTAATTGTTTTCAAAAGATCACCTTGATCTTTGGGTATGGTAAGTCGTATAGTCTTCCCAAATTCTGCTTCGTTATCGATGTCAAGTTTGACATAATTGGTTGCATAATTTGTATGCTTTTTGAATAGCTGCACAAAATAGGAATAGTCCGGGTCTTCTGTAAAGTATACGTCCTGGACACCCCTTGTTGTAAGCTGAATTCGGCCAGCCATTACTACTATACCCGCTTAAAATTTTAAACCAGCGAGACCGCTTTCTATGTGTAAGACATTGTAACTTACCGCATAAATTTTTACTGTAGTAGCACCAGGTTTATCAGTTTCAATACCAATGGTCATGAGTTTGTGGAAAATACGACTCATGTTTACTTGTCCTGTTGGATAATGCACTTGTGGATCTTCTGCAAAACTATAAGTGGCAAAGTTTGAGATAGCCGTCGGAGAATTCACGTGTTTTACCAGAGCTTGTTGGTAATTCAAAAAGTTGTAATCTGCATCTATGATGTTTGTATCGTTAAAGTCAAGTTTAAGTTTTGTAATTTTTTCGTATTCATTTGGTGTGGTCGCATTTTCGTTTGTAGCCAAGATGTAAAATTCTTTGACTGGATTTTTGAAATTTACCATAAAAGATTTTTCGGTTTGCCCTTCGGTGAATATTACTTGTGATACCTGAAGTTGTGTGATGACATATTCAAGTGGCATTGACTGTAGGTATGCCTGTTCTTCTGGCGTTACAAATGCAAACTCGGTATCGAGTGATGCGTTCTTCATACTCGCCGTGGCACCTAATTCTGGTACACCACCATTGA